TGCCTAAATTACTAGATAATTTTCGTAATCGTATAAATACATTACAATTAACACTTACTCTATAGGGAGGTATCGTAACATGAGCGAAGATATCATGGAAGCAAACAACGAGTCAACTGACACTCAAGCAGAAGAAAAAGTTCAGGCAACAGAAACTCAAGAGAAGTTTTATTCGCAGAAAGAGTTTGACGATGCAATGGCAAAAATGCGCCATGCAGTTACTCAGAAAGCACTAAAACCTTATCAAGAGTTAGGAGACATTGAAGAACTACGTGAACTCAGAGCATCACAAGAACGTGCCAAGCACGAAGAGGCTATGAAGAAAGGTGAGTTTGAACAATTACTCCAGGAGATGGCAGCCAAGAAGGATGTTGAAATCCAAAAACGTGATGCAGTTATCAAAGAATACAAGGTGGATACACCTTTGTTAAATGCAGGAGCCAAATACCGTTCTGTTAATCCAGAGCAGGTCAAGGCACTGCTAAAGGGTAATGTAAGGCTAGGCGAGCAAGGCGAAGTAGAAGTCGTAGATACAAATGGACAGGTTAGATACAACGACAGTGGTGTTCCACTAGGTGTAGATGATTTAGTAAATGAGTTTCTTTCTACCAACCCACATTTTGTTCAGCCAACTCCTTCAACCGCTAACACCAAAAGTTCTTATGATAACAGTCTAGGCGAGTTGGATATCAACAAATTGGATATGTCAAATCCAAAAGACAGAGAACGTTATGCTAAATGGCGTGATGCCAAGAAGCATAAAGCCTAACATATATAACAGGAGACTATTATGGCTAACAATACAACTATCAATAGCGAACTGTTTACTAATCTGCTTGCAGAAGCACAGTTTGCTATGTATGAGAGTTCAATCGCTCGTCAAATCGTAACACCATTTGACTACCCAGCGAATGCTGGTAAAGTATTACAGGTTCCAGTTTATTCCGCAGTCACTGCTGGTGATTTAACTGAAGGAACTGCTCCAAGTGCCGCTGATACTAACACAACTTCAGTATCAATAACACTAGGTGAAGTAGGAACCTATTTCCAAGTAACAGATATGTTACGTGATTCCGCTCAGCGTGATGTTATCGCTGATCTAGGACAGCAGGCAGGTCGTGCTATTGCTGAGAAGATGGACACAGACGTTTTTGCTTTGTTCAACTCTTTCTCTTCAAGCGTTGGCACAGAAGATTCTGCTATCACAGTAGACAATATCTTTGAAGCAGTAGCAACTCTACGCAACAACAAGGTTGTGGGTCCTTTGGCTGCTGTAGTAAGCCCAAGACAGGCTCTACAGTTGAAGAAAGAACTTGCCACTTCAGGCGGTGCTAACTTAACTGCTTCTGAAATTGGTAGTTCAGTTTTACGTGGCTACTACATCGGTAGCATTGCAGGTTGTCAGGTATTTGAGTCCAGCCTCGTTAAGAGAGACTTAGACACAGATGCTGACACTGAACTAAACGCAGTAGGCGCAGTATTTGCTCCAACAGCAATGGGACACGCAATGCGTGGCGGTATTGTAATGGAAGATCAGCGTCAAGCGGCTGCAAGAGCAACTGACATTATGATGTCTGTTGTTAAGGGTGAAGCAATTCTACAGAACTCACACGGTGTTAAAATCGTAGGTTCTGATTCTGACTAATAGTTGAGGGGACACAGTTATGGCTTTTATAGTTGAGAGTAGCACGGTTATATCATTTGCGGAATATGCGGATGTTGTCAAACGCGACAGCCGTCTGTTTGATGCCAATGAAAGCCTTACTGATGATGTCGTAGAAGATCATTGTATCAGAGCAACAGAGCGTATACTTTCTAAGTTACGCTCTACTGCTTGGTGGCAGGAATATTACATTGACAGAACGTCAGGTGTAACATTTAGAACTGTCGCTGATGTGCCAGCACTAGACGTTGACAGAATTATTGCTAGACAGAATGATTTCACTGATCTGTGTGTATACACAGCACTAGGTGAATTTACTCTGCCAAGCATTGCTGACTTTGGTGATGAAGATAATTCAGAACGTCAAAAGATGGGTTACTATGTGAATAAAGCAGAGGAACTTTTTCAAGAACTAGTGAGGGCAGGTGATTGGTATGACTTTGATAACGATAGCACCATACAAAGCGATGAAAAGTCGCCAGGTGCTATCAATTTGCGTAGGGTGCGTTAATGAGAGACGAACTTATCACTTACATCAAAGGGCTAAATTTAGGTAGGTTTACACTATCTGAAGAGTATCCTAGAAATGAAAGTGCTCAAGAACTGTATCTCAAAAATCAAAGAAAACTGTATGTGGATGCTGAGCAATACACAGAGGAACCTTTGATAAACACCTTAGGCAGTCTAAGCATACACTCTAAGACTGTATCGGTTACTGTTTACTTTTCAGTAGATGGTAAGACTGTTCCAAACAATTATGAGGCACTGATAGATTTACTCAGAGCAGGCAAAGACATAGCACCAGCCACACAAGGTTTTCAAACCAGGCAGGTCAATGTTGAAACCAGTTATGAACAAGATCTATTGGTAACAGAAATAGAATTTAATTTTACAAATGTAAACTAACTGGAGACTATATTATGGCAAATTACATTTATCCAGCGCCAGGTGTAACAGGAGTAGAAGCAACCCTTACTTTGACTGTCAATGGCGGAACTGATTCCACTGGACTCGTTGTTCCTTCATTACAAGACATCACTGTAAACGCTTCAAACGACGTGTTTACTTGGACGCAATTAGACGAAGGTTCTAAGAAGCAGATTGCTACTACTAGCACTAACTCGCTTTCTATGAACTTGGTGCTTAACCAGACTACTTTCTTTGGAACAGTAGGCTCTGGAGGCACAGATGCTGCTGAAAGCGGCGTGTTTGGTTTATCTACAGACAAGACTATTGTTGAGTTTGATTTATACCTAGGCGACGAAAGCGACGGTAGCACTGGCAAAACAGTTAATGGCTTAGGCTATGTTACTGGTTTGGC